GGGCCTCGTCCGTGGCGAAGTTCGCAAGGGCAGCGGCGCTGGCTGATGAGGAAGATAGCCGAGTTAGAGGCGCGTTCGTATTTGCAGGAGGTAGCGCTACTGGCCGCGCTTCATCGTTTGGGCTTCAGGTCCACAACTTCCCCCGAAAGTGTGCAGCCGACCCGGCACTAGCCCGCGAGGCTATCGTCCGCGGGCACAAGATCGTGCCAAAGTTCGGCCGCCGCGTGACCGACGTGCTGAAGGGTATGCTGCGGCCCGCGCTGATGGCCGCGCCGGGCAAGCATCTGGTCGTGGCCGACTGGGCGGCCATCGAAGCGCGGGTGACGCCGTGGGCGTCGAACACCAACAGCGGCGCGGCCAAGCTGGGCATCTTCGAGCGCGGCGAGGACGTGTACAAGCACAACGCTGCGGCGACGTTCCGCGTCGATTACGAAGCTGTGGATAAAGACCAGCGCCAGATCGGGAAGGTGCAGGAATTGGCCTGCGGTTTCGCCGGCGGTGTGGGTGCCTTCGCCGCGATGGGCCGCATCTACAACGTGATCCTGTCCGAGCACGAGAGCCGGCGCATGGTCGATGGCTGGCGCCGGGCGAACCCGTGGGCGCCGGTCTACTGGGGCAAGCTGGAGCACGCCTACTCGGCCGCCATGCGCAATCCCGGCAGGGAGTTTTCCGCCGGTCGGGTCACATATTTATACGACACACAGCATCTTTGGTATGCCCTGCCGAGCGGACGTGTGTTATGCTATCCGTTCGCCCGCTTCGATGAGGAGGGCAACATCACCTACGCGAAGGCGTCGTGGAAGCCCGCGGCCGACGCGAAGGAATGGCCCCGCGCTAGGCTCTGGCGCGGTCTGGCCTGCGAGAACATAACGCAAGCGGTGGCCAACGACCTGTTGCGCCACACGCTGCGGCGGCTGGAAGAGGAAGGGTTGGACTGCGTGCTCCACGTTCATGACGAAGTTGTGCTGGAGACTGCCGACCCTGAAGCCGCGGCCGCTGCGCTGCTCAAGATCATGACAACCGCGCCAGCGTGGGCCGAGGGCCTGCCGCTGAACGCGGAAGTTGCCACCATGACCCGTTACGGGAAGTAGGAGAGACGCGATGAGTGAGGATCGCACTAAGTTTATCGAGTTCATCACAGGTCTGGCCGACGTTGAAGGCGAGACCGCGCTGCTGCTGAAGCAGAAGCCGAAGCTGGATGATGGGGGCAACATCGTCTACCACGGCGACGGCGCGCCCAAGGCGACGTTCCCGGCGTTCATGCCGGACAAGGCCCGCATCAAGGATGGCGAGGCGTGGTACGTCAACACCGGCTCGTTCATCATCGACCGCTTCAAGGACAACAAGCCGGGCGCTCGCGGCGAGTACTGCGACTTCGTCCTGTTCATGATGCTGGATGACATTGGCACGAAGTCGAAGACGCCACTCATCGAACCGACGTGGATCATGGAAACGTCCGAGGGGTCGTTCCAGTGGGGCTACGCGTTCAGCACGCAGCCGACCAAGCAGGAGTTCACCGCCGCGATCAAGGTCATCGCCGACGCAGGCTATACCGATCCGGGCGCGAACAATCCTGTGCGCAACTGCCGCCTGCCGGGCAGCATCAACCTGAAGCGCGGGCGGAACAACTTTCCGGCGCGGCTGGTCGAGTTTCACCCTGAGCGCGAGTACACGCTGGGCGAGATTTGCGACGCGCTGGGCGTCGTGCCGGCCGAGGCGGACACGGCCGAGTTTCGGCATGTGTCGATCCGGGACACGGGCGGCGACACCGTGCTGCAATGGCTGTCGGACAACAACCTCGTGCTGTCACGCGTCAACAACGACGGCTGGTGCGGCATCGTCTGCCCTAACCATGCCGAACACACCGACGGCGCGCTGGAGGCCCGCTACAAGCCGCTGGACCGCTCGTTCTGCTGCTACCACGGCCACTGCCAGCACCTCGACAGCCGCACCTTCCTCGACTGGGTCGCCGAGAACGACGGCCCGCGGGTGACGCCGGGGCTGCGCGACGAACTGATCGCCGAGCGCATGAAGATGATGGCCGACAAGATCATGCCGACCGAAGCGTTTCCCGACGAGGCGTCGGCGATTGTGAAGGAAGTCGAGCGCAAGGAAGCCGGGCGGCTGGAGAAGGCCGAGTGGTTCGAGCGCTTCGCCTACATTCAGTCCGACGACAGCTATTTCGACATGGTGACGCGGCGGGAGTTGCCGCGCAACGTCTTCAACGCGCTGTTCCGGCACGTCGAGTGCAAGTCGATGCACGGTGCGAAGAAGAACCGCGTGCAGGCCAGCATCTACTTCGACGAGCGCCGGCAGGAGTACGGCGCGAAGGCGCTGGTCGGCGTGACCTACGCGCCGGGCGAGGGCGTGCTGGTGGCGCGCGATGGGCTGGTATACGGCAACACATGGATCAACCACCGGCCGGACCTGTCCGGCAGCGACATCATCAGCGACCGCGACATCGCGCCGTGGCTGGACCACTGCCGCACGCTGATCGAAGAACCGGCCGAACTGGAGCATGTCTTGAACGTGATGGCGTTCAAGGTGCAGCACCCCAACATCAAGATCAACCACGCAGTGCTGCACGGCGGCGACGAGGGCAGCGGCAAGGACACCATGTGGGCACCATTCCTGTGGGCCATCGGCGGCGAACACCAGCACAACCGGTCGATCATCGAGACGAAGGGGCTGGACAGCCAGTGGGGCTACGGCTTGCAGGCTGAAGTGGTGATCCTGAACGAGTTGAAGGAGCCAGAGGCCAAGGAGCGCCGGGCGCTGGCGAACAAGCTGAAGCCGATCATCGCCGCGCCGCCGGAGACGATCACGATCAACCGCAAGGGCCTGCACCCGTACGAGATGCTGAACCGTCTGCTGGTGATCGCGTTCACCAATGACGCAGTGCCGATCACGATCCCGTCGCAGGACCGGCGCTGGTTCTGCGTCTGGAGCCGCGCGCCGCGCATGGACGAGGACGAGGCGGTCAAGATGTGGGCATGGTACAAGCGGGAAGGCTTTGCCAAGATCGCGGCGTGGTTGCACCAGCGCGACGTTTCAGCGTTCAACCCTGCGGCCAAGCCGCCGGTGACGGAATGGAAGCTGAACATGGTCGAGCATGGCATGAGCATGACCGAGAGCAGCATCGTCGATATGATCCACAGCCGGATCGCGCCGTTCAACCGCGGCGTGATCGCCGGGCCGCTGTACCGCGTATGCGCTACCATTGCGGACCATCTGCAAACGTCGGTGGCCAAGGTGCCGCAGGCGGTCGTGCTGCACGCGCTCAAGGAAGCGAACTGGGTGGACTGCGGTCGGCTGCACTCGCGGGACTTTCCGACCAAAAAGCAGGTCTTCGCCGAACGGGCGATGATGGAGCGCCTGAAGTGGGGCAAGTCCGAGTTGCGGCGCATGGTTGAACAGGATGGGGTTGCATCGGACGACAAGAAAGTGGTAGGCATCCGCTAGTCACGTTTGCTCCGTAGACTAACCCTAAGCCCCGGCGGTCCTCACTCCGCCGGGGCTTTTCTTTTATCTAACGCGCGTCACCGTCATGATGCGCGTGACGCGGTCGGTCTTGCAGCGATAGCCGCGGTTGTGCCGCAGGCCATACTGGCTGGCATTGCGGGCGATGCGTTTAACGTCGGCGGCGGTGGGCACGTCCAGCTTGACGGTCTCGCCTACGTCCATCGCGGCGAAGGGATAGGTCGTCGGGCGACCGAAGGGGTTAGAAACGAAGGTCATCAGGACTCCAGTCGTAAATGTCCCAGCCGAAGTTGACCCAGAGCCAGTGGCGCAGGCTAGGCGTCATCGGCTGGGCCTTGGTAGATCACGCGGACTTCGAACTGATGCCCGCACCACTCCAGCGGGAAACGTGCGTAGCAGTCCGGCATGAACAGCCGCAGCTTGTCGGCATCGGCCAGCACGCGCCGCCCGATGTAGTCGGCCAGTTCGTCCTCACTCATAGCTTGTCTCCACAAGGCTGTGTCCCAGCTTGGTTAGGATCAGCCCGAACACCTGCTCTTGGTCGTAAGATGTCCTTCCGTAGCAGGAGGGTTCCGGCTCAAGGTCGAGCGCCAGTTCGCCATCAAAGTAGACCCGTGCGCCTTCGGAGTAGCCGCCGCTGCAACCGGCTTGGTCGCAGTCTGTGCTGGCGGACAGCCATTCAATGCGGATGTAGGTCATTTCCGCGCCTCCCAATTTCCAGCCTCTCGACTTCCAATTTCCGCTTTGAGCTTCTTGAAAATCGCCAGCATCGTGAGGTGGTGAAACCAAACGCCAGCGATAAAGCCGACACAGGCTCCGATAATCATATCAGTCATGGCCTTCTCCTAGTGCTGCGCGGGCTGCGTCTTGCGCCTCTAGTGGGCCGTCAAACCACGCAATGTCGTCACCATCACGAACCCAGTAGCGATCTTCTTTCTGGCTAAAATGTACTGCTGGCATCAAAATTCTCCTCCCGTTGCAGTCGTTCAATCAGCGTCATGGCTCAAACCCCTCATCACTCCCCATGATGTATTCAAAGCACAGCTCACAAAGTTCGGTGGCGCAATCGACGCCAGTGGGAGGATTGTCGCCGCAGTTTGCGCAAACCACTTCCGGGCAATCTTCATCGTCAATCAGCGTCATTGAACCGTCTCCCTAATTGCCTTGCGCAAGTGGTCAGTCATGCCGCCCAGTTGTTCGAGGCGCGCGGCCAGTTCTGCGTTGACGCTGGCCAGACGGTCGGCCCGCTCGGCGGTGCGATACAGCACTTCCTTGAGCAGGGACGGGCGGTCGGCGTTCTTCCAGATGCCCTGCTTCCAATCGGCGGCGACCGTGTTCTGCAATGTAAGCGGCAAAAGCATCTAGGTGGGTAAAGCCACGCTTATTGCGTAGTTCCTGCGCCCTAGCGAAAGCCCAGTCGGGTGGCGTTTGCTCGTCAGTCATAGTCCCCAGTCCTCCTAATCTTGTCGGAATTGCCGACAGAGCCATAGCCGTTGCCGTCGCCGTCGCCGTCGCCGTTGCCGTAGCCATAGCCGTTGCCGTAGCCGTTGCCGTAGCCGTAGCCGTAGCCGTAGCCGTTGCCGTAGCCGTAGCCGTAGCCGTCGCCGTCGCCGTTGCCGTAGCCGTTGCCGTAGCCGTTGCCGTTGCCGTAGCCGTAGCCGTAGCCGTAGCCGTAGCCGTAGCCGTCGCCGTCGCCGTAGCCGTAGCCGTCGCCGTAGCCGTAGCCGTCGCCGTCGCCGACCGGCATGAAGGTGTTGGGGGCCATCACAGCCCCCAGTCCCCCTTGACCGGAACGCAGAAGACTTCCGCACCGGCAGGCATATCGACATCGGCAATGGGGCGCAGGTCGGCCTTGGCCTTCTTCGGATCGGCAATCATGCCCGCGAAGCCGACACTCTCCCACTTGAATACGTGCAGAGCATTGGTCAGCACGATGCGGCTATTCTCGCGGGTCACATCGCCTGCGAAAATCCAGCCGCGATCCACAACGACCACTGCGCGGTTGCCAGCGGGCTTGCTGTTGGCAGGAACGTAGTCAACTCCGTTGATGGTAATCTTGTCAGTCATAACACTTGCTCCTTTGGTTGTCTTACTCATAGTCCCCAGTCCTCTTCTGTCAGTTCGATGTCCTCGATGTCGGGTGTCGTGAAGGCAAGCCACGCGGCGATGCCCAGAATGCTCAGGATGAACAGCAGAGGCCAATTATCCAGTCTCATGGTCGTTTTGCTCCAGTTTGAGGGTTACAGTATAGGTGCAGCCTTTCCATGCAATCGGAAAGATTGCTTCGAAGCTGCTGCCTAGGAACATCCGCAGCTTGTCGGCATCGTCGAGCAGATGATGGCCGATCTCCAGCGCCGCCTCGTCGCGCGTCTGCGTCATTGCTCGATGGCCTCTGCGTAGACGACGCGGGCCACCTTGCGGCGCTGGTCGCGCGCCAGCAGCCGCTCGGCCACGTCGAGCGCTGCATCGGCCAGTGCCGCGCGGGTCTTGACGTGCGCCGTGCGGCGATGGCCAGCCGGTGTCAGGTAGACCAGCCGACAGTTGAAGTCGCGGGTCGGCATGGCGCGCAGCCAATGCGGGTCAGGGGCGGTCACAGCAGCCCCCTAGCCTTGCAGGCTTGTGCCAGATGGTGCGGTGCGAAGCCTGTAGAGCCGCTAGCGGCGTCAAATTGGCGACACAGAGTGCGCAGGCGGGTTTCGCTGGCCCGTAGGGCTGCCCGCAGCCGTTCGTGCTCCTGTAGGGCCTCGCTGGCCAGAATAAGCACGTCCTGTTCGGTCAGGACGGCGGCGGGGATACGTTCGGTCGTTTCGGTTGTCATGGTCATTCCTCCAAGAGTAGGCAGAGCAGCCCTAGCACTAGGGCGAATATCGCCGCGCCCATCAGTCCAGCCCGGCCCCGGTGCCCTTTAGCGCCTCGTGCAGTTCATTGAGTTCGGTCAGCAGCAGCGTGACGCGGCGGTCCAGTTCATCGCGTTCGGCGATCACGTCCTGCAATTGATCATCAATGTCGGTCAGGTCCTCCAGCCGTTCGCCCAGCGCGATGCACAGTTCGTGTCCGCTTTCGCGGGCGGCGGCGGTCAGACGCTGGTCATCGCAGCGCCGCCAGTCGGTGCGGTCATAGAAGGGGTCGTACATGTCAGTTGCTCCTTTGTTGTGCGCGCTGTTGCAGGGTCTGCACGATGCGCGGGTGTCGGTCGGTCAGTTGATGCAGCAGGGCCTCGCTCGCGCGCCGCATGTACTCGCGGTGCAGCCGCTCGGCCTCGGTCGGGCAGTAATGCTGTTTGGGGTCGGCCATAGGTCAGACGTCCGTTTCGGCTTCGTAGTGGCTCTTCACCATGGACAGGACCAGTTCGACGCTGGCTTGCCCTTCGTATGTGTCGAGCAAGTGCAACAGGTCGGTGATCAGGTCGGTTACGTCCTCGTCGGGCGCGTTGATGGTGCCGCGCGCGTTGCAATAGGCGTTCAGGGCCTCGCGGGCGAGGTACAAGCGTTGCTCGTGAAAGTCTGCGTCGGTCATGGTCAGTTGCTCCAGCTATTGCCGCAAGCCCATTCGGCTTCGGTGTCGGTCATGATGAGGTGAGCCGCCGCGCGGCGGTCGGCTGGCAGGAACAGCGCGTGCCACTTATCGCCGGGTGCGCCGTTTTCCAGCGTGTACAAGCGCGCGGCTTGCTCCACGGCGTAGATCAGGCCCTTACGGGCTAGGGCGGCGTCGTACTGGCCCTTGGCGCGCTTGCGTTCATAGTTGCGGAACGCAGCCTCAGCCATGCACCATGCGGCGGCGCAGTTGCGCGTATAGAGGTACAGTTCGCGGGCGGCCTCGCTAGGCTCCGCCGGGTAAATGAATAGGTTCATGGTCAGTTGCTCCGGTTGTGTGGCCTGCCTCATCAGCGCGCCTAGGCCAGCGGGCGCGGACAGGCGGCGCTAGGGCCGCCTGTTTCGGCTTGTCAGCCAATGCCGATCATGGCCGATCGGGAAGCCCATGCGTCGGTCGGATCCGTATGCGCCGATCGGATTGGCATAAGGACGGCGAAAGCATCAGCGCAGGTTGGGAAGGTAACGCCAGCCGGGCCTTCGCCGTTGTGATGGATATGCGCGGGCAGGACCGGCTTGCCGCGGCCGAACAGGATCTCCCCGATCTTGCCCATGTCGGCAACGTAAGCTGGATTGAACTGTGCGGTCGCGCCGCTCAATTCGGTCGGCACAACGTGCCGCCAATCGGGAAAAGATCCGTCAACAGACCGGCACGCAATGTCGCCGACGTGCGCCGGGCTTATGCCGATAAGATCCGCTTTAAAGCCTGTCAGCGCGCGCTTGACGGCGTCGCGGGGGATGATCCAGCCGTCGAACGGCGCAACGTCGCTAACGTCGATCTTGCCGCAGAATAGGCGGTGGCCGTCGGTCGAAACGAGAAAGCCTTTCGGATCCACGTAAACGCCGTTCAGATAGTAACGGGCTTGTTCGGTCGATGCGCAGATCAGCGCGGCCTTCAGCATGACGGCCGGGACGGCGATCGAATTAGGGTGTGCGATGTCGGTCATAGTGTCGTTTCCTCTACTGTAGTGGATTGTATGGCGGATCCGGTCGATCGGTCGGCCAGATCCGGTCGATCGGCGGTCACCAATTGTAATAGCCGTTCAGCAGATTGTGACGGCCGTTTAGGATGTGCTCGGGCGTTTTGCGCCCGGCGCGGTCATACGCCGCGATCTTATCTGTCAGGCGGTTGTATGCAGCTGCGAGCGGTGCGGTGATAATAACACCGTTCCAAAGCCGTTCCCCGGCGGTGATGTAGTGCAGCATATTAGCGTTGCGGTCGGTCATAGCGAAAGCCTTTCAGTTCGGCAGGATAAGCGCCAGCGCCAGCACGAGGCAGGGTAGCGCGATCAGGATAGCGGCGGCGTCGATGATCAGGCGGCGGTTCATGCGTGCGGTTTCTTGCACTTGTGCTGGTGCGTGCGCCCGGCGGGTACTGCGTGCATGCAGTCAGGGCAGATCACGTAGCAGCGGTGCGCGCTGGACTTATTGCGCCAGCGGCGTTCGCCAGCAGGGGCGGGCGTGCTAGGCTTGACCGACAGGATGGTCGTACGGCCGTCTGTCAGCGGCACGCTGGTCTGCGTCCACATATTGTGCGGCAGCTTCGCGTTGCGGGGAAGGCCGAGGTACTGGCGGATATCGCCGTGGTCGGCGTAGTGGCCGTTATAACGCTGGCCGCCGAAAGGTTCGATCTTGAATGCCATGTCAGTTGCTCCTGTGTGGTGCCGCGCGCAGCAGCTCGTGCGCGCGGCGGGTTGATGGTCAGATAGTGGTTTTCACGCGATAGGCGGCCTTATAGAGCGCTTCACAGGCGGGATTGTCGCTGTGGTCGCTAATCAGTTCTTCGCCGCTGGGGTCGTTACCGTAAATCAGCCAGAACGAGCCAACGACATCGCCGGACACCGGCAAGCGCAGCAACAGCCGATCTTCGCCAGTGGTCGCCAGCGCGTCGACAATTTCGGTCTCACGGGTCGAGCGCTTGACGGTAAATTCCTCACCGTCGTTGACGCTGATGGTATAGCCAGCGGCCAGCGCCGCCTTGATCAGCTTGCGGGCGGCGCGGGCTTCGCCGGGCGTGGCGTACTTGTTGAGGCAGTTGTCGCGCATGTCGTTTGCTCCTGTGTCTGTGTGGTGGCGTCGATCAAGCCCACGGCTCGATCGACATAACGCGGTTGCAGGCGGTATAAAAATCAGCGCAGCGCGGGTTGAGCGCGTCAATTTCAAGGTCGATCACGTTGAACATGGAACGCGCAAGCGCGACTGCGTCTGCGAGCGTGTCAGCGCTTGCGTGCACAGTCTTGCGGCGGGCTGGACCAATGCCGCTAGTCTCGAAAATTTCATAGGTCATGTCGTTTTGCTCCGTTGTCTGTGCCTGTCTGGCCTGCGCAGAATACAGATTTTGAGGGTAGATGCAATACACTTTTTGTTGCGGAATGCGGGGCGTGAGAATGACCCACAAGTCAGGCTAAATGACCCACAGTTTTCGGGGCGTATATTATAAAGTGTTACGGTACTGACATTGATGTCAGTAGTGGGTCGAAAACGTGGGCGTTTTGGTACGTGTGTGGGTAATTATGAGGGTAGACGGGTGACCACGCTCAAACCCGCAAGAAAGCTAGTGATTTGGGGCTTGTGGGTTAAATGGTCATGCTAATCTGTATTTATGGAGATTTGGTTTTTAATGAGAATGGTTCGCAATAAGAGTTACTAGTGGGTGCGATTGAAAACTAGTGACCACATGACCCACACGACCCACAGCCCACGCATTCCGCCCCCCCCATCGCCCACGCATTCCGCCCCCCGGTTCAGTTGCTCAAACGCAACACAATGTGTTGCAAAAATGTATACGTCTAAATTGCCCGGAAAGGCCCCTTAGAGCGCGTCGACGCATTTTGGCTACTCAGCTACCCTCAAACTAATCTTCCCGATTTGTTTACGGTTTGTTCTAAACAACAAAATAACAAAATGTGCTGCACATTTGAGGGTAAGTTTCGGCCGATCGGCAATCTGCAACACAATTTGTTGTGTGGCTTTTCGGATGTTGCGTCGATCGACTGACTGGCTGGCCGATGTTCTCATTTGTCTACCCTGCAAGTAGACAATGATGTGAGTCTGACTGCCAGCCAGCCAATGTGTTTTCCATGACCCACATGACCCACAGGCCAAAAGGTCCGGCCGAAATCCAGAGCGCGGCTCTGTTTGCCGGGCAGCCTTCGGCTGAGGGGGGAGGGGGTGGGGCCGAGCGGCGTGTGATTGTCACGGGCACGGGTCGCAAACAATTTTTTGCAAAACAGCAAACCGCATCAAAATTTTTTGCAAAAATTTTTTTTCGTAATAAAATTTTTTTACTGTCCCATCCCGACACCGCAGATGGCTTTACGGTATAGGAGCCACATGGGCGCGACGCTCCAGCGCGTTCATGTCGAGGGGGTGGCGCGGCGGCGTATTCGGGAACGCTGTCGCGCCACTTGCCAGCCAAGGCGCAGCAGAGTATGTTGCAGCCATGACCTTCTACTCACTGCCGTTCACGCCAGAGCGACCGGAAGCGACAGAGGCGCGACTGGAGGCGATCTACAACGCAGCCCGTTATGGCCTGAAGGGCGACAGCCTTGCGCTGGCCGCTGGCCTGACCCCGGCGCAGTACCGCCGGCTGCACGAGTTCGACCCGCTGGTGGAGATGGCTGAACTGAAGGGCCGGGCAGACGGCGAGTACAGCGCGGCGAAGACGCTCTACGACGCGGCGGCCGACGGCGACAGTAAGGCGGCGCTGGAAATCCTGAAGCATCAGCACGGCTGGGTCAGCAAGCAGCAGATCGACGTGAACGTGGACCAGCAAATCTCGGTGATCGGCGCGCTGGAGCGTGCGCAGACGCGCGTAATCGAGGGTATCTACTCGCCCGTAAATGCGCTAGAAGACCTCAACCAACCTACGGAGACGGTCGATGCGCAACGCGATGACTAACGGTTATCTGCGGTACATGCCCCCACAAGGCGGTCCGGCCTACGAGCGTCCCGGCAGCACTGACGAGCGGCTGGGTGGCTACCAGTACGGCTACGCCTTCAGCCCCGGCCCCAGCGCACCGCCGCCGGCGCCCGGCGCGGACTTTGGTGGGTTCGACCAGCCGTCGGACGCTACCGGCGGCCTGCAAGGCACGCAGGACATGGCGCCGCTGCCGACGATGGCGGACCTGCCGCCCATGCCGGCGTTCGGCACCATGACGCCGTTCCTGCCCTACCAGCAGCCGACGCCGATGGGGCAGGCGCAGCAGGCCCCGCTGAACTACATGGCGCGTAGTGCCTACGCACGGCCGCCAGCAGCCCCGTACGGGCGCTACAGGGGCAACGCCAGCTTCGGGGGCTACGGCAGCGCCTACGGCCGCGGAGCGGGCCTGTTCGGCGGTATAGGCAGCATGAGCGGCCTGAGCCAGTACGGCCGGCAGTTCTGATGCAGCAGCCGATCTACTCAGCACAAGACGAAATGGAACTGATGGCGCGGCTGTGGTCGCCGGCCATCAAGGATGACCCGCTGGCCTTCGTACTGCTGGCCTTCCCGTGGGGCGAGAAGGGCACGCCGCTGGAGCACTTCCACGGCCCGCGCAAATGGCAGCGCGACATCCTGACCGACATCCGCGACCACATCCGCTCAAACAACGGCAAGATCGACTATGACACTTTCCGCGAAGCGGTCGCCTCCGGCCGCGGGATCGGCAAGTCGGCACTGGTCTCGTGGCTGACCATCTGGATGCTCTCGACCCGCATCGGCTCGACGACCATCATCTCGGCCAACTCGGAAGCGCAGCTACGCTCGGTCACATGGGCTGAAATCACCAAGTGGCTGGCGATGGCGCTGAACAGCCACTGGTTCGAGGTCGCCGCGACGCGCATCATGCCGGCCAAGTGGCTGACCGAGATCGTCGAGCGCGACCTGAAGAAAGGCACGCGCTACTGGTCGGTCGAAGGCCGGCTGTGGTCGGAAGAGAACCCGGACAGCTATGCAGGTGTTCACAACTTCGACGGTGTGATGCTGATCTTCGACGAAGCCAGTGGTATCCCCGACAGCATCTGGTCGGTCGCCAACGGCTTCTTCACCGAAAACACGCCCAACCGCTTCCATCTGGCCTTCTCCAACCCGCGCCGCAACACGGGCTATTTCTACGAAGCGTTCAACTCCAAGCGCAACTTCTGGCGCACACGCAACATCGACGCGCGTGATGTCGAGGGCACGGACAAGAACCTCTACCAGCAGATCATCGACGAGTACGGCAGCGACAGCTATCAAGCCAACGTCGAAGTCTACGGGCAGTTCCCGTCGGAAGGCGACGACCAGTTCATCGCCGTCAACCTCGTGGACGACGCCATGAAGCGGCCCAAATACAAGGACACCTCGGCGCCCATCGCCATCGGCGTGGACCCGGCGCGGTTCGGCAGCGACGCCACCGTCATCGCGGTGCGGCAAGGCCGCGACCTGATCGCCATCAAGCGGCTGCGCGGCGCAGACACGATGGAAGTGGTCGGGCACGTCATCGACGCCATCGAAGAGTACAAGCCTGCGCTGACCGTCATCGACGAGGGCGGCCTCGGCGCGGGCGTCGTGGACCGCCTGAAGGAGCAGCGCTACAAGGTGCGCGGCGTGAACTTCGGCAACAAGGCGCAGAAGCAACTCATGTACGGCAACAAGCGGGCCGAGATGTGGGGCGCCATGCGCGACTGGCTCAAGACGGCCAGCATCCCGGAGGACCGCTTCCTGAAGTCGGACCTGATCGGGCCGAAGACCAAGCCCGACAGCAAGGGTACGATTTTTCTCGAAAGCAAGAAGGACATGAAGGCCCGCGGTCTGGCCTCGCCAGACGCCGCGGACGCCATCGCCGTGACCTTCGCCTACCCGCTGGCGTCGCGCGAAGCCCGCGTTGACAAGAACCCACGCCGCGGCTACTCTATGAGCGGTGTTTCTACATCTTGGCTGGGGGCCTGACACATGGCCGACAAGAAAAAGTCTGTCTCGCTGGCAGTTGGACGCGGTGAAAAGCTGCCTGCGTCCAAGGGCGCGGGGCTGACCGCCAAGGGTCGGGCCAAGTACAACCGCGAAACGGGGTCGAACCTGAAGGCGCCGGCGCCGAACCCCAAAACCAAGGCCGAAGCAGGCCGTAAAGCGTCATTTTGCGCCCGGATGGGCGCCGTAGCAGCCAAGGCCAAGGACGGCGAACGCGCCCGCGCCAGCCTCAGACGGTGGAAATGCTCATGAAACCGGGACTTTACACCAACATTCACGCCAAGAAGGCTCGGATTGCCGCCGGATCGGGCGAAAAGATGCGCAAACCGGGCACCAAGGGTGCTCCGACCGCCAAAGCGTTCCGTGAGAGCGCCAAAACCGCCAAGAAAGGCAAGTAAATGGCCAAGCCACCCCGCATGATCGCTTCCAAGCCGGCCCCCAAGCCCGCGCAGAACCGCCCGGCGCCGCCCGTCACGCAGAACGCGCTCGACCGGCACGCCAAACGGCAGGCCGAAGAGGCCCGCAGCGAGGCCCTGCTGATGCGCCGCCGCCCAGCCGCCAAGGACACCATCAGCGTGGTCACGCGGATGCGCGAGACGCCGGTCAAGAAGGGCAAGTGACGTGCCGCTGACCAAGTCCACCAGCAAGGCCGCGTTTCGCAAGAACATCAAGGCCGAGATCGCGGCCGGAAAGCCGCAAAAACAAGCAGTTGCAATCGCGTATAGTGTGAAGCGCGAAGCGGCCAAGAAGGGCAAAAAGAAGTAACATGGCGGACCCTACGGGCATCAATGCGGCCGGCAGCGTGGCCAACGTGGGGTCTAACCCTGCCAAGTCGTCGGGTGACGATGACAAGATGGCGACCATGCGTCACCGGCTGCAAATCGCGCAGTCGGCGTACTCGGACAGCCGCGAGGATGAACTGGACGACCTGCGCTTCATGGCAGGTTCGCCCGACAACCAGTGGCAGTGGCCGGCCGACGTGCTGGCGACCCGCGGGGCCGTGCAGGGCCAGACGATCAACGCACGCCCGTGCCTGACCATCAACAAGCTGCCGCAGCACGTCCGCATGGTGACGAACGAGCAGCGCCAGAACCGGCCCAGCGGTAAGGTCATCCCGGCCGACGACAATGCCGACATTCAGGTCGCTGAGGTGCTGAACGGCGTCGTGCGGCACATCGAGTACATGTCGGACGCCGACGTGGCCTACGACACCGCCTGCGACAATCAGGTCACGTACGGCGAAGGCTACATCCGCCTGCTGACCGAGTACTGCAACGACGAGACGTTCGATCAGGACATCCGCATCGGCCGCGTGCGCAACTCGTTCAGCGTCTACATGGACCCGACGATCCAAGACCCGTGCGGCGCGGACGCGGAGTGGTGCTTCATCACCGAAGACATCCTGAAGACCGAATACGAGCGGATGTTCCCCGATGCGACGCCGATCTCGACGCTGTACAGCCAAGGCGTCGGCGATCAGGGCATCTCGTCGTGGCTTCAGGAAGACACCATCCGCATCGCGGAGTACTTCTATAAGACCTACGAACCGGCCACGCTGCACCTCTACCCGGACAACCAGACGGCTTTCGCCCGCACGCCGCTGGACAAGCAGCTTATGGCGCTGTTCGGCAAGCCGATCCGCAGCCGCTCGGTGCAGCGCACCAAGGTCATGTGGATGAAGACCAACGGCTTCGACGTGCTCGACGAGCGCGAGTGGCCGGGCAAGTGGATACCGGTCGTTCGCGTCATCGGCAACGAGTGGGAAGTCGATGGCCGGATGCACATCTCCGGCCTTGTGCGCAACGCCAAGGACGCGCAGCGCATGTACAACTACTGGACCAGCCAAGAGGCAGAAATGCTGGCGCTGGCCCCGAAGGCACCCTTCATCGGCTACGGCGGCCAGTTTGAAGGCTACGAGCAGCAGTGGAAGACCGCAAATACGACCAACTGGCCGTATCTGGAGGTCAATCCCGACGTGACGGACGGCGCGGGGAATGTCCTCCCTCTACCCCAGCGCGCACCTCCTCCGTTGCCCCAGACAGGTCTTATTCAGGCCAAGATGGGGGCTGCTGACGACATCAAGGGCACGACCGGCCAGTACGACGCCTCGCTGGGCATCGGCGGCAACGAGCGCTCGGCCAAGGCCATCATCGCCCGCGAGAAGCAGGGCGACGTGGGGACGTACCACTACGTCGATAACCTCGCCCGCGCCGTGCGCCATATCACGCGGCAGATCGTGGACCTGATCCCGAAGATTTACGACACGCAGCGCATCGCCCGCATCATTGGCGTCGATGGCGACGTGAACATGGTCAAGTTCAACCCGACCCAGCAGGAGCCGGTCAAGGAAATCCGCGGGCCGGACGGGTCGCTGATCGAAAAAATCTACAACCCCGGCGTGGGCACCTACGACGTGATGGTCACGACCGGCCCCGGCTACATGACCAAGCGGCAGGAAGCGCTGGACGCCATGAGCCAGATTTTGCAGGCCAACCCGCAGCTTTGGACGGTGGCCGGCGACCTGTTCATCAAGAACATGGACTGGCCGGGCGCGCAGGAGATGGCGGCGCGGTTCAAGAAGATTTTGGACCCGAAGGTGCTGTCGGAAGGCGATCAGTCGCCCGAAATGATGGCCGCGCAGCAGCAGATCGAAGCCATGACGCAGGAGTTGAACCGCGTCACGGACATTTTGCAGAACATTCAGGACAGCACCGAGCAGCAGAAGGTCGAGATCGACCGCTACAAGTCGGAAATCGACGCCTACAACGCCGAAACCAAGCGTATCGCCGCCGTGCAGAACAGCATGACACCCGAACAAATTCAGGATATAGTCATGGGCACGATTGCGGCTGCGCTGGACACTGGCGACCTGATCGGCGAAGCGCCGGAAATGCGCGAACTGCCGGAAAACGAGGCGCCGGAAGGCCCTGAAATGCCGGAAATGGAAGCCCCAGAAATGGAAGCGCCTGAGATGCCTATGACGCCCGAAATGCCCGAAGGAACGGCTGAAAATGAGCAAATGTAACGATTTCGTCGGGATGCTGTTTCTGGCGCGGGATGTGGCCCATTCCGCGCACCTCAACACGCGCAGCTACGCCAAGCACGTCGCTCTGAACGAGTTCTACGACGGCATCATCGACTTGGCGGACAAGTTTGCGGAAGCCTATCAGGGCAAGTACGGGCTGATCGGCCCGATTTCGCTGATGTCGGCCAAGAAGACCAACAACGTGGTCGAGTTTCTGGAGGGTCAGGTGGAAGACCTGATGGAAATGCGGTATAAGGTGGTCGATAAGGACTGCACGCCGCTTCAGAACATCATCGACGAGATTTTCGGTCTGTACTACTCCACCCTCTACAAGCTGAAATTTTTGGCGTAAGGATAGACGTTATGGAATTGCTTCGCCCCCTGAACGACGCCGGATTTGCGACGCAGAACGCGTCGTATACCGGCACTGCCGGCTCCACGACGGGCTGGAACGCCGGCCCGCAGGGCGTGCTGGTGTGGAGCACCACTGACGCCTATGTCCGCGTCGGTGAGGGCGTCACCGCCACCTCGGCCGACACGCCGATCCCGGCCTTCACCCCCATTCCGTTCACGGTTCCGCCCGGCACTGGTGCCACATGGCGGGTCAGCGCGCTGCAAATCGGCGTGTCGGGCACCGTGTACGCCAAGCCGATCAACATTCGATGAGTTGGGGTGATCCTGTCCGTAACGGCCTGTCCGTTGGGATAGGCACGCTTGTCTCCCTGACTTCCGGGTCGGGCGTGGGTGGTCGCAGCCGCCGCGGCGAACCGACACTCATTCTCGATTTCGTGCCTAGCGATCCGGTCTACGACTACACGCTGGCCAACAACTTCCTGACCCAGCAGTACGAGGTGTACAACACCGATCCTACCGCACCGGGTTACGTCATTCTCAAGGTCTGGGAGTAGACCATGCCTCTCGTTAACCGCACTTTCGATCAGTTGATCGACTTCACCCGCACCTCTGCGGCGACCTTCGTGAACTCGTCGGGCAACATCGCCTCGACGCCCCAGAGCCGGAACTTGCTGACGTTTACGCAGGAGTTTGACAACGCGGCGTGGACCAAGACGAACGCAACCGTGGTGCCGAACCAGAACCCTGCGGCGGCGTCGCTGGGGTCGGAACTGGTCACGAATGGTGATTTTGCAACTGACACTGTTTGGACCAAGGGCGGCGGGTGGACAATTACTGGCGGTCTTGCGGTTCGTTCGCCTGCTGGTTCTGGCAGCATCCTAAGCCAGCCGATCGCGCTTGTTGCGGGCCGCCTGTATCGCGTTGAATACACGGTCAGCGCCTATTCGGCGGCATCTGTGCAGGTTCAGTTTAGCGGCGGCAGCGATGTCAATGGAGCAACTCGCTCTGCAAACGGAACCTATGTTGAATACCTGACTGCTGTAGGTGGGAACAACACTCTCGGCTTTGTTTGCGGCGCTGCCGCAGCTTCGCTTTCGATTGATAATGTCTCCGTCCGCGAAGTTGTCGGCGGCTGGAACGTGGCCCCGGACGGCACCTCGACGGCGGATACGCTGTTGGACACCGCTGTGTCGAACATTCATTACGCCTATCAAGCCGCCACGCCTGCGATTGCCGCAAACACCAGCTACACCGTGTCAGTGTTTGCCAAAGCCTCAACGCTGGGCTTTGTCACTGTCGGGGTCTCCGACATCTCTAGCGGCAGCCTGTACGCAGTCGCTGTCTTTAACCTGTCGAACGGAACACTTGCCACTTCGGGCGCAGCCGGGACGGGCTACGCGGTTTCTGGCACTGCCATCACATCGGTCGGCAATGGATGGTATCGCTGTGCCGTAACTGTCACAACTGGGTCTTCGGTTGCGTTTGCCCGTGCAATTGTCGGCATTAACAAGACCGGGGTGATTTCAGCGACGGCGGGCGGTCTGGAAAGCTACCTCGGCAACGGCTCTGGCATCCTCATCTGGGGCGCACAGCTCGAACAAGCCTCGGCAGCGACCGACTACACCCGCAACGTGGGCGGCGTGTTCCCCCCGCGCTTTGACTACGACCCCGTGACGCTGGCCCCGCGCGGCCTGCTGATCGAGGAGCAGCGGGTGAACTTGCTGCTGCGGTCGCAAGAGTTTGATAACGCGGCGTGGTCGAAGTTGCGCTCTAGTGTGACTGCGAACGCTACAACGGCCCCCGATGGGACGGTGACGGCGGACAAACTGGTTGAAGATACAACTGCCAGTGACACGCATTTTGTACTGCAAAGCCAGACCGCTTCATCCTCTACAACCTACACCTATTCCGTCTTTCTGAAGGCTGGCGAACGCACTCGCGCGTCTTTGCAGGACGGCGCCGGTAGCAACGCCATAGGCAATTTTGACCTTTCAAACGGAACGGTTGTTTCGACCAACGCTGCGACTGCGACGATTACAAACTTCGGCAACGGATGGTACCGCTGCACGATCACCTTCACTACCGGGGCGGCGCAAACTGCAATCAATTGCCGCATCTTCCTTGTCGATACGGGGACAAACACTTCATTCACAGGCAACGGCACCAGCGGCATCTTCATCTACGGCGCACAACTCGAAGCCGGTGCCTTTGCCACCAGCTACATCCCCACGGTGGCCTCGCAGGTTACGCGGACGGCGGATGTGGCGGCGATCAACGCGCCGAACTTTGCGAGTTGGTATAACCAGAGCGAGGGGACGATCCTCGTCGAGGCTGTGACCTTTAAGCCAACGAGCGTGGGCGTCACCGTGTTGGCTGTCGATGTTAGTGATGGCGGGATTAACAACCGGCATCTGATCGGCCCGCTGTCTAATCTTGTTACCGGACGGACGGTTGTTGGCGGCGTCACGCAGGTTGACATTAACACAGCCTACACCGCCAACGCGACCGAAAAGCTGGCCTACGCATACAAGGTCAACGACTTCGCATTCTTCCGCAACGGGTCGCAAGTTGGGACTGACACAAGCGGGACGATCCCGACCGTAGACCGGATGTTCATCGGTAACGCCGCCGGGAGCGCGGCATTCTGGAACGGCTGGCTGCGCTCAATCCGCTATTACCCAACGCGCCTAACGCAGGCGCAGGGCCAAGCCCTGACGGCCTAAGGAGACACCAACATGGACCTATATCTCCGCGCCCCCGACGAAGCCACGATGAACGCAGCCCTGATCGCTGCTGGCTTGGCCTACAACGAAACCGTTCCTGTCCAGACGGGCGAGGACGAAGACGGCGAACCGATTATGGGCGAGGCCACTGTGCTGGTTCCCGCCCCGTTCGTGAGCCTCGACGTTATCGGGCCTATCGTGAAGTGGGACTACAGCGTCGATCCGCCAGTCGAGATCGACTACCCGGAATGGCACGTCAACGTGCGGTCATATGACCTGACTGAAGAGCAGCTTGCTGAACTTCAGCCGATCATCATCGTGCCGCCCGAACAGCCGTTTCGGGTCTGGGCCTAGATATTGCCAGCGTACAAACTTTATTGTACGCTGACCGACAACCGTACTGGTGCGGAACATCAGGTGACTTGAAAGGGTCAAAACCACATGGACGATACCGTCCCCATTGAAGCGGAAGTGCCCGCGCCGGAACTGGAAACCACGGCGGCTCCAGAACCCGTTGAAACCGCAACGCCGGAAGAACAGCCTGTCGATCAGGACGCGCCCAAATCCTTCACTCAGGAAGAACTGGACGCCATCGTCGGCAAGCGGCTTGCGAGAGAACAGCGCAAGTGGGAACGAGAGCAGGCTCAGCGGCTTGCGGAGATGGAAGCAAGGCTCAAGGCTACGCCGGCGGCCGATCTATCCCCGGAGCAGTTTGATACTTACGACCAGTACGCAGAGGCTTTGGCCGAACGTAAGGCGGAAGAATTGCTGTCCCAGCGGGAAGCCGCACGGCAACAGCAGGCTTTGCTCGAACAGTACCACGACCGTGAAGAGACGGCGCGGGACAAGTACGATGACTTCGACCAAGTCGCGTACAACCCCAACCTTCCCGTCACGGAATACATGGCCCAGAGCATCCAAGCCTCGGATGTTGGCCCCGATGTCCTCTATTGGCTCGGTTCCAACCCCAAGGAAGCGGATCGTATCGCCAGATTGCACCCGATCTTGCAGGCGAAGGAAATCGGAAAGATTGAGGCTTCACTGTCCTCCAATCCGCCGGTTAGAAAGACTTCAACCGCCCCGGCACCGATTGCACCTGTTACGCCGCGCGCTTCTGGCGCACCCGTGTACGACACCACCGACCCTCGCTCGACCAAGTCGATGAGCACGTCGGAATGGATCGAAGCGGAAAGGCTACGGCAGATCAAGAAGTACGAGGCACAACGCAACCGCTAATTTGGGACCACGAACATGGCCAACTCACTTCTTACTATTGACATGATCACGCGGAAGGCTCTGGAAATTCTGGAGAACAACCTCGTGCTCACCCGCAACGTCAACCGCCAGTACGACGACAGCTTCGCCGTCGAAGGCGCCAAGATCGGCTCGACCCTGCGCATCCGTCTGCCGGACCGCGCTCTCGTGACCGACGGTGCTGCCCTTCAGGTGCAGGACGACAACGAGCAGTTCACCACGCTGACGGTCAACAACCAGAAGCACATCGGTGTGAACTTCACCACCGCCGAACTGACCATGCAGCTTGACGACTTCGCCGAGCGCGTGCTCAAGCCGCGTATCTCGCAGCTTGCTGCCAGCATCGACGCGGACGTTGCCAACGCTTTCCGCACCGTCGGCAACTCGGTCGGCACCCCCGGCACTGTGCCGTCCACTTCGGCTGTGCTGCTTTCGGCCCAGCAGAAGCTGAACGAAAACGCTGCCGTGATGTCGCCGCGCTACGCCACCGTCAACCCGGCGGCCAACGCTGGTCTGGTCGAAGGCCTGAAGGGGCTGTTCAACCCGACTGATGTCATCAGCAAGCAGTTCAAGAACGGCCTGATGGGCACCGGCGTGCTTGGCTTCGAAGAAGTCAACATGTCGCAGTCGATCAAGCAGTTTACCACCGGTTCGCGCACCGCGACCGGCGGTTCGACCTCGGCGGCCGTCACCACGGAAGGTGCCACCACCATCGCCATCACCGGTGCTGGTGCTAACGCCACCGTCCGTGCGGGCGACGTGTTCACCGTGGCTGACTGCTTCATGGTGAACCCGCAGACCCGTGAAAGCACCGGTTCGCTGTTCCAGTTCGTCGCTCTGGCGGACGTGACCCTGAGCGGCGCCGGCGCCGGCAATATCACCGTGGCTCCGATCTATTCGGCCGGCCACGCGCTTGCCACCGTGGACGCGCTGCCGGGCAACAGCAAGGCCATCGTGTTCGTCGGCGCTGCCAGCACGCAGTACCCGCAGAACCTCGTGTACCACAAGGACGCGATCACCTTCGCCACCGCCGACCTTCTGCTCCCGCAGGGCGTCGATATGGCGTCGCGTCAGGTGCACAACGGCATCAGCCTGCGCGTTGTCCGTCAGTACGACATCAACAACGACCGTATGCCCTGCCGTATCGACGTTCTGTACGGCTACAGCACCATCCGTCCGCAGATGGCTTGCCGTCTCTGGGGTTAATCAAAACTACGGCCCCCGGACTTCCGGGGGCCAATTCTGATCAAGGAGAAATACTATGTCTCTTCCCAATGGCGGCGGCGGCTATCAGATCGGTGATGGCAACCTCGACGAACCCCTGATCGACGCGATCCCGGCCCCGGTTTCGGTTACGGCTACGGCCACGCTGACCGCGGCTCAGGTTCTCAACGGTCTGATCCTTGCAAACAACGGTGTGACCTCCCAGCAGACCTACACTCTGCCGACGGTCACTGACCTTGAGGCTGCTCTGACCAACGCGGACAAGGTGGGCACTTCGTTCACCTTCCGCGTGGTCAACCTCGGCACCTCGTCGGGCACCGCCGTTATCGCGGCTGGCACCGGCTGGACTGTCACCGGTTCGCTGACCATGACCATCCCCGTGACCACTGGCGCGATGATGATCGCGCGCAAGTCGGCCGCCGGGGCTTGGACGCTGTACCGCGTCGCCTAACAAAGTCTGCGCCCGGCTTCGGCCGGGCGCAGTTTTCAAGAGGTTTGTCATGGCTGTCATTTACATGGTACACCCTATCCACGGCGCCAAAGTAGCAACTTCGGACGCTGAAGCGGATTACGACGAAATGTACGGGTGGGAACGCATTGCTGATCCTGCCGCCACGGTGGAAAAGAACTCCAAGCGCCGCGGCCCTCGCCGGGCAGAGCAGGAAGACTAAGTCATGGCCAGCGCGGGCGACATCATTAACGGCTCTCTGCGCCTGATCGGCGTACTGGCCGAAGGCGAAACGCCGTCCGCTGACACGTCGCAGGACGCCTTGGTGGCGATGCAGCAGATGATTGATAGCTGGAACACAGAACGGCTGTCGGTTTTTTCCACGCAAGATCAGGTCTTCACTTGGCCCGCCGCCGAAATCCGTCGCACGCTGGGGCCGTCTGGCGACTTCGTCGGCAACCGCCCGGTGCTGCTGGACGATAGCACCTACTTCCGTGACGCCACCACCGGCGTCAGCTACGGCATCAAGTTCATCAACCAGCAGCAGTACAACGGCATCGCGGTCAAGACCGTGACTTCGACGTACCCGCAGGTCATCTTCGTCAACAACACCTACCCCGACATCGAAATGTTCGTCTATCCGAAGCCCATCCGGGCGCTGGAGTGGCACTTCATCTCGGTCGAAGAACTGACCGCACCGGTCACGCTGGCGACATCGCTTCACTTCCCGCCGGGCTACCTGCGGGCGTTCCGCTACAATCTGGCCTGCGAACTGGCCCCGGAGTTCGGCGTCGAGCCGTCGCCGCAGGTCCAGCGCATCGCCATGACCAGCAAGCGCAACCTCAAGCGGATCAACAACCCCGACGACATCATGGCCATGCCGTACAGCCTGATCGCCAGTCGCCAGCGCTTTAACGTCTACGCGGGCAACTACTGATGCAGACGCCGATCCTTGGGTCGGCGTATGTCGCCCGCAGCGTCAACGCCGCCGACAACCGCATGATCAACCTCTTCCCAGAGGTCGTGCCGGAAGGCGGCCAGATGCCCGCGTTCCTGAACCGCGCGCCGGGCCTGAAGTTTCAGCAGACCGTCGGCACCGGCCCCATTCGCGGGCTGTGGGCGCACCAGACGCAGGGCGACGACTTCTACGTCGTGTCAGGCCAAGAGGTCTACAAGCTGTCCTCGCTGACCGGCACGCCGCGTCTGCTGGGTTCGATCTCCGGCACCGGTCAGGTGTCCATCGCCGACAATGGCGACCAGATCGTTTTCGTGTCGAACCCGAACGCTTACGTCTACACGGAGTCCACTGACACCTACGTGCAGGTCACGGACCCGGATTTCCCCGGCGCGGTGACGGTCGGCTACCTCGACGGCTACTTCGTGTTCAACCAGCCGGATAGCCAGAAACTTTGGGTCACGTCGCTGCTGGACGGCACACAAATCGACCCTCTGGACTTTGCCAGCGCTGAAGGTTCGCCCGACGGCGTGGTCGGCATCATCGTGGACCACCGCGAAGTATGGGTCTTCGGGACGGACAGCACCGAAGTCTGGTACAACGCCGGCGCAGCCGATTTCCCGCTGGCGCGCATCCAAGGCGCCTACAACGAGATCGGCTGCGTCGCTCCCTATTCGATTGCCAAGCTGGACAACAGCGTGTTCTGGCTGGGCCGCGACGCCCGCGGTCAGGGCATCGTCTACCGCGCTGGCGGTTACGTCGGCCAGCGCATCTCGACGCACGCTATCGAGTGGCAAATCCAGCAGTACTCGGACATGACCGACGCGGTGGCCTACACCTACCAGCAGGACGGCCACGCCTTCTACGTGCTGAACTTCCCCAGCGGCAACACGACGTGGGTCTATGACGCCGCGACCGGCGCATGGCACGAGCGGGCGTATTTCGACGCGGGCGAGTTCACCCGCCACCGCGGCAACTGCCAGTGCAACTTCAACGGCAACATCATCATCGGCGACTACCAGAACGGCAACATCTACACGTTCGACCTGACGACCTATGCTGACAACGGCACTCCGCAGAAGTGGCTGCGGTCGTGGCGTGCGCTGCCGACCGGCGCGAACAACCTGCGTCGTACGACGCAGCACTCGCTGCAACTCAATCTGGAAGTCGGTGTCGGCCTGAACGGGCTGGCGTTTGGCGACACGCAGAGCAGCCCAGACTACACGCTTGAACTAGACTTTCAAGATCAACTGTTCGAGGTGCCCGGCACCACGCCGGTCGTGCAGGGCGCGGACCCGCAGGTTATGCTGCGCTGGTCGGACGACGGCGGCCATACATGGTCGAACGAGCACTGGACTTCCATCGGGCGTATCGGCCAGTACAGCCGCCGCGCGCTGTGGCGTCGTCTCGGCATGACGCTCAAGCTGCGCGACCGCGTCTACGAGGTGTCAGGCACCGACCCGGTCAAGATCAGCATCATTGGCGCCGAACTGCTCCTGAGCGGGACAAATGGCTGAACCGGTCAACATAACCAAGATACCCGCGTCCCGTGTCGGCGTCATCGACCAGCGCACGGGCCTGATGACCCGTGACTGGTATCGGTTCTTCTTCAACCTGTTCACGCTGACCGGCGGCGGCAACAACCCGGTCACGCTGGACGAGGTGCAGCTTGGGCCGCCAACCGACAACAACTTGTCCGAGCATCAGGTGATGCAGGAGTTGCAGGGGCTTAACCTCGCGCCTGCGCACACACCGCAGTTGCCGCGGCATCGCTACGGCTCGTTCTACGACACGACGGATCAGACTGCCGCGCTGGTTAACACGGCCTACGCGATGACGTTCAACACGACCGACCTGAGCCTCGGCGTCACGCTCGGCACGCCCACGTCGCGCGTCTACGTCGATACCGCGAACATCTACAACATCCAGTTCTCGGCGCAGATCGACACCACGATAGCGACCGACCATCTATTGTGGATTTGGCTGCGCAAGAACGGCACGGACGTGCCTGACAGCGCTGGGCAGGTGCGCACCAAGGGCAACAACTTCGCCACTATTGCTGCATGGAATTATCTGCTATCCATGAACGCTGGTGACTACTTTGAACTGATGTGGGCCGTGGACGACACCGGCGTGTACCTGAACTCCAGCGCCGCCAGCGCCTTCCACCCTGCTATTCCGTCGGTCATCCTGACCGTGACCAACAACATCAATGCCGGGGGGCCTTACTGATATGGCAATCCTTTCTCCACCGCCCAAGGCCCAGTTCCTCGACGCTAACGGCGCTCCGCTGGCTGGCGGCAAGGTCTACACCTATCAGGCCGGCACGACCACGCCGCTGGCGACTTACACTACTGCGGGCGGCACCACGCCGAACGCCAACCCGGTCATCCTTGACGCGCGCGGCGAGGCCGACATTTGGTACGCGCCCGGCGTGTCGTACAAGGTCGTCCTGCGCACCTCGGCCGACGCGCTCATCTGGACTGTGGACAACATCGCCATGTCTGGGTCGATGGCCACGCAGAACGCTGACAACGTCAGCATCACCGGCGGCACCATCGGCAGCGGCGTGACTTTCGCCGGCAGCATCACCGGCACGGCCACCAACGTGACCGGCACCGTCGCCGTCGCCAACGGCGGCACGGGCGCCACGACGGCTGCCAACGCCCGCACCAACCTCGGCGCGGCCGCATCGGGCGCCAACACCGACATCACCTCGCTGGAGCAGGACGTGGCGATTGTCGCCACCGGCACCATCGGCACGGACAGCGTCGGCTACCGCGGCGCCCCGCAGAACGCCCAGACCGGCGCCTACGCGCTGACGCTGAACGACAACGGCAAGCACATCTCGATCACGACCGGCGGCATCACCATTCCGGCTAACGCCTCGGTGGCGTTCCCGATTGGCGCGACCGTTGTGATCTACAACAACAGCGGCTCCTCGCAGACCATCGCCATCACGTCCGACACGCTGCGGCAGGCTGGCACCACGAACACCGGCTCTCGCACGCTGGCGGGCTACGGTCTGGCCACGGTCGTCAAGGTGGCCGCTACGGTCTGGGTCATCAGCGGGGCGGGGCTGTCCTGATGAGCGGCGCGGTCCTCTCGCTGATTGGCGCTGGCGGGGGCGCGTCGGCCGTTACGATTACCCTTAGCGCGCAGTACATCTACGCTTTCAATGCGCTGGGCACTGCTTCCGCGGCGTACCAGCTAAAGTCAGATGGCACGGCCAACTACAGCCAGAACGGTGGCGGCTACATCTTTCTGGAAGACTGGTGCGTGCCGGGCGCGCAGGCCACCAACTACGAGTGCTACGTCACGGTTGTGTCGGGGGTTCTCGACGGCAGCAGTTCCGCGACCGGCACTTGGCTGGCGCTGTCGTCGTCGCGGGCGTGGCTGGTGTCGCAGCCGACGCTGGGCATTACCGACGCGATCATCAATATCGGCATTCGGCGCGTCGGCACCTCGACAATTTTGGCTTCGGCGGACATAACGCTACAAGCCGAATACAACTAAGGGCCTGAACCATGACTGTTACCGTCAAAGTGCTCATTCCGTCGAAGATCGCGGAGAACACGCAGTCCACGCAGTACACCGCGACCAACGTGACCACGATCATCGACAAGTTCACCGCCACCAACTACAGCACCTCGGCAGCGTCGATCAGCGTCAATCTGGTGACGGCCGCCGACACGGCCGGTACGCAGAACCTGATCGTGAAGACCAAGACGCTGCAACCGAACGAGACGTATACCTTCCCGGAGATCGTCGGGCACGCCTTGGCCCCGAACGGCTTCATCTCTACGCTGGCCAGCGCCTCGCTGTCGGTCAACATCCGTGCATCAGGCCGCGAGATCACCTGATGCACTTGCAGCGCACCCACGACGCGGCGCTGGTCAATTGGGTGGTCAACCACCCCGATGTCCGTCCGTATGTCGGTGCGCCGGAAGCCGGTGAACTGGACTTGTCGGCGCTGGTCGAGCGCCCGGAGCACTGGTTTTTGATGGGTGAACATGGCGGGTTTGCACTGCTGTGGACCGCGCCACGAACGTACGAGGTGCATACGTTCATCCTTCGGTCGGGCCGCGGCGAATGGGGTAACGCCGCCCGGTCGCAAGGAATTGACTTCGCCCGGCGCCACGGCGCCAAGATGCTTTGGACCCGCGTCCCGCCGCAGGCCCGCCACGTCGAGCGCTTCGCGCGGCAAGGGGGTATGCAGCCGACCGGAGAAGTGATAGAAACCTTCGGTGCCCCGCACCGTATCTTTATGATGGAGTTGGACTGATGCCAGTCGCCGGCGCAATTATCGGGGGTGTCGCATCCATTGGTGGTGGTCTGGTCGCGTCGAGCGGCGCGAAGAAGGCCGCCAGCGCGCAGGAGCGCGCCGCGCAGGAAGCCCTCGCCGCACAGGAGCGCATGTTCCAGCGGCAGATCGAACTTCAGGAACCGTTCCGGCAGGCTGGCCTGACCGCCCAGCAGCAGATCATGCAGTTGCTCGGCATCGGTGGCGACCAGACGGCGGCTGGCTACGGCAGCCTCGCCAAGCCGTTCGGCACCGAGCAGTTCCAGCAAGACCCCGGCTACGCTTTCCGGCAGGCCGAAGGAATGAAAGCGCTGGAGCGGTCGGCGGCGGCACGCGGCGGTCTGCTGTCGGGCGCGACCATGAAGGGCATCCAGCGCTTCGGGCAGGACTTGGCCAGCCAAGAGTACCAGAACGCCTTCAACCGCTATCAGGTCGAACGCGCTGCACGTCTGAACCCGCTTCAGTCGTTGATGGGGTCGGGCCAGTCCGCGGCGAATACGCTGACCGGCGCGGCCGGGCAGGCGGGGCAGGCGCAGGCGCAGAACCTGATGAACGCTGGCGCGGCCCGCGCGTCGGGCTACGTCGGTAGCGCCAACGCGCTGTCTGGTGCTCTCAGCGGTATCGGTCAGGCGGCGATGAACTACCCGCTGTATCAGGCCCAGTTGAACTACTTCAACCGCGGCGCTCCGTCTGCGTCGCTGGTCCCTGACGTGACATCCGCCATGCGCGCCAATCCGAGTATCTTCTAATGGCCAACCAGATGATCGCCCTTCAGGCCCGCGCCCCGCAGACCGACTTTCTCGGCACGGCCATCCAGCGCAACGCGCAGATGATGAACATGATGTCGCAGCAGCGCGCGGCGGAACGGCAGGCTGCGAAAGCCGCGCAGGAAATGCAACTCGCGCAGGCCAAGGAAAGCCGCGAGGCTTCGGCGGCCGAGATTGATCAGGCCGGAAAGCTGTTCGACTTTTACACTAAACGAGCCGGCCAGACTATGAATGCGCAGGGTTATGTGCTGCTGCTGCGCGATATGCAGCGTGACGCGCCCCAGTTTGCGGAATTTTTTGCCGCTAATCTGCCACCTGAAAATTTTAGCAGAAACGAACTGCTTAAGATGGTCGGTAGCCTGAGCGACAACTTTAGGGCTACATACGGTCCGCTAGAAACCGAAGTAGTTATGGACGAAAACGGCAACTACGGTGTTGCTGTGACCGGCGGGTTCTCCGCCGAAAAAGGCGCGCAAGGCGTCTACCCGCTCACCACGCGGCAGCTTAAGCGTCGGCCCGCCGCGCCGGTTGCGGGCGCGCCCGCGCAGCCTTCGGGTGGTATTGTGCCAGCCGGCGGTTTTCGCCCCACGCGAGATGTCAATACAACGCCGGCGGACTTGCGCGCTCAGGCGACACCGCAAGCGGTTCCGGCTACGCCAGAGCAGCTTGACGCGGCTGCCCGCGCTGTCGCGCGCGGCGCTAATGTATCCGACCCCATGCTGCGCGACCTGAGCGAAAGCGATTTTCTGGAGGTCCAGAAGCGCGCCAGCCGGCTGATGCAGAATAGCCCTGAGTTCCAGACGATGTCGGCTGGCGGCGCGGCGCAGCCGGATTTGGCGGGTATTGTTCAGACCATGATGGACACCGGCGTCGTGTCGCAGTCCAACCTTGAAGCGATGCGCGCGGCCGCGGGGCCGGGCAAGGACGCCCAGTTGGCGGAAATCCTGCGCAGCAACAACATCCGCATCATGCCGGATGAACAGCCGGCTGCCGGTATGCGCAGCGCTGTCTACCGCCCCGGCGAAGGCGACGCCGGCATGACGCGAGTACAGGCGCTGGAAGAATACGAGGACACTGGTCGGCAGTTTAAGGGTAAGTCGCCGATGCAGTCGCCGCTGCCCGGTTCGGCGCAGGTGCCTTTGTCGCGCGTCGAAGCCGAAGCAAGAGTGCAACGCAAGACGCCCGGCGAACTTTACCAAGAGAAGCGTGCGGAAAAGCAGGCCGACACCGACGTGGAGTTTCTGGATAAGTACGGTTCGGCGCGCGACAGCGCGATGAACACGCTGTCCGTGATCGACCAGATGATCGGCGACCTGAACGTCAAGGACGGCAAGATCGTGCGCGGGCGCCGCGCGCCGCACC